GCACAAAAATGAAAAAGGGGAGTAACTCAAATTTAAAGCCAACCTCTTTTGGCAAGCGCAGAAATGGAAAAGCCAAAAAGGCTTATTCCAAGAGCCAGCAAAAACCAAAAACTTACAGAGGCCAGGGACGATGAAAAATTTTTTTACATGGGCAAAAGGATTTTTATCCGAGCATGGGCAAGCATCCAGCAAAAGGCTTGTTGGTGTCCTAACTGCGATTGCTCTTTGTTGGACTTTGTATTTTAATCCTAACGACGCTCTTGTTTATTCCGTGGCTGCATTAAGTGCGGCCGCTTTAGGTATTACGGCAGCCGAAAAGATATTTAAAAAAGCAGACAATGAAAATAAGTCCTAATTTAAACCTTGCCGAGATTACCAGGAGCGACACGGCCAAGCGCCAAGGCATTGACAACACGCCAACCGCCGAGCATTTGGAAAATTTCAAGTTACTAGCGGACAAAGTATTTGAGCCAATAAGAGAGCATTTTAAAACGCCAATTTTTATTTCTAGCGGTTACCGTTCAAAGGCTCTAAATGATTTTATAAAAGGTAGCGCAAGCTCTCAGCATTGCAAAGGCCAAGCGATTGACATCGACATGGATGGAAGTAACGGAGAGGTGACAAATAGAATGGTTTTTGATTACATTAAAAACAAGCTTGATTTTGACCAGTTGATTTGGGAGTTCGGAACGGATTTTAACCCTGACTGGGTACACGTTAGCTATGTTAAAAAAGGCAATCGAAAGCAAAAGCTAAAGGCCGTTCGGTCGGGAGGCAAAACAACCTATATTCCTATTTAATGGAAATAAAAAAAATATCGAGGAATTTGCACCAAATCAACCTCGACCAAAAAGAGTCAAAAATTGCTTTATTATCGGACATACATTGGGACAATCCTAAATGTGACCGAGAAAAATTAAAGCGGCATTTAGATTACTGCAAAGAGCAAGCCATGCCTATCTTTATAAACGGCGATTTCTTTTGCCTCATGATGGGGAAATATGACCCTAGACGAAGCAAAAAGGATATTTTACCCGAACATAATAAAGCCAATTACATAGACGCCGTAATTGAGGATGCTGTTGAGTGGTGGTCGCATTACGCTCATTTATTAACTGTTATCGGTTACGGTAACCACGAGACAGGTATAATAAAGCATTTAGAAACTGACCCATTGCAAAGGTTTGTCGACTTGCTAAACTATACGAACAAAACTAGCGTTTTCACTGGAGGTTATGGCGGTTGGCTTGTCATCAAAAAACAAATTGAGACGAATACGTTTATGACCAAAATGGTTAAATATTTCCACGGCTCAGGGGGGGGTGGGGTCGTAACAAAGGGAGCAATTAACTTGACTAGAGCTTTAGAAATGTATGAGAATATGGATGTTTTTATTATGGGCCATATACACGAAAATTCAAGCCGTAACGATGCCAGGGACACAATCCAATACAACCCAGGCAAGCATTACCACGAGTTAATACAGAAACAAATTCACCTGGCAATAACTGGAGCTTACAAAGAAGAATACGAAGACGGCTTTGGTGGCTGGCATATTGAGCGAGGCGCGCCAATCAAACCAACTGGCGGTCGAATTTTGACTTTAGAAGCTAGGCGAATTAGAACGAAGGATATTGACAATTGGGAAATGCTTGTAGATAGTTGTAAATTTCCGTTATGAAAGCAATACTTGAATACTATTTACCCGAGGAAAACGATGATTTCCAAGCGGCAATAAATGGCCACAACTATAAGAGCGCAATTTGGGATTTTGACCAATTATTACGCTCTGAAATGAAATACAAAGAATTATCTGACGAAACTTACCAGGCTTATAAGTGGTGCCGCGAGGAGTTACGCAAAATACTAGAGCAAGACAATTTATTTATTGAGCAATGAATTTCTCAACCGACAACCAAAAAATAAAAATAACAACGCTGGCATTTTTAGCTGGAATACTTGTTGCCTACATATTTTTCCCAAAGACTGAAAGCGAGACCGTTTACAAGTTTGAAACCGTGACAAAAACGGACACTTTAATGCTAGAGGTTAAAGACACAGTTTATGTGCCTAAAATTGGCATAAAATCACAAATTATTAGGGATACAATCCTTATCGATTATAAGCCTCAAATTAGCCAGTTTAACGCGTCCTTTCCTTTTGAGTATGGAAGTACCAACGTAAGCGGCGAAGTCCTTGGAGAGGTGCTAAAAATGACCGCAACAAGCGATTTTAAAATACCAGTCGTAACCAACACGATTACGAATACAGAAACCAAGACAATTGTGCAAAAACCTAAAGGAATTTACTTGGGTGCTGGCGTTAATTCGTTGCTTCAGCCTAGCGCGTCGGTTGTGTACCTGGATAACAAATACATTTTTCAATATCAATTCCAGCCTTTGCAGAAAGTACATCAAATCGGAGTTTCTAAAAAGTTATTCTAAAGGTTAACAAAAGTTTCCATTCTGTAAACTTATAAGTTGCTATTCGGAAATTATTCGAATTGTTTGTTACTATTTTACATAAATTCGTCCCAAAAATCGACAATATTTGTTACCAACTGTAGACAAAATGGAGACATTTGGCACGTTATAAATGCATGAATTTTTCCTAATTGTGGCAGATTCGCCTTATTTAGGTTTAACAATATCTTGAAGCTGACCCCAAATAGCCTCACTTAAATCTCCCCAATACATATCACATTTGCCGTCCTTAATTGGCGGCTTCATAAAATAGGATTGCATATACTCGCTTGGCTTAGCGGTAAATCTGTAGCAGCTTTCTTTGTAGAGACAATTTGTCCCTGGGCACATTGTGATATCAGGCATGATTTTTCATTCATTAAGTGGTAAAAACTATCTTAATGTGCAATATATTACACATTAAATGGACTTTTTGTAAAGCATGGTTAACCTTATCCATTTATCTTTAGCAAGACCAGGTAACCAATCAAATCGTTTATTACGTCCTCATCGTCTCGCTCTAAGCTACCATTTTTAATCCGCTTTAGCTTGTCGTCAATTCTAACCAGTAGTCCCTCCTTAGCGGACAACTGACTAAACACGCCAAGAGGCTCAAGAGCTGAGTTTCCGTATTTTAGATTTTTTGCAATTAGCAAGTCCCGTATTTCGTCAAGTACAACACAAACTTGGACGGCAAAGAAATTATTCTCCATTACTTAGTATTTTCATCAATAATGCCATGAGCAATAAAATACCAATTATCGTTGGAGTCATTCTTAAAAGTCTTTTTCTCGTCATAATATTGCTTAAATGATTTGTACTCGTCGCCAAAGGTGTATTGGCTACTTTTGTATTTAGACCGTCCTTTTTTAACCAGCAATCCATCGGCAAACAAAACGTAAAATTCGTTTTCCTCGACCGCCTGGTTAAACTCCAAATATTGCATCCACCAATCTACTGGCTTTCTGTTTTCGTCCAGCACCCTGGTAGCCTCCAGGTAGCCAAACGGATTTAAAATTTTGTCGTCTTCCATATGCAAGTTAAAAGCATAAAAACCGACACGAAAAAAAAATATTCGATTTTGATGAAAATATTTTTACAAATAGTTTGGAATCTAATTTATTTGTGAGATATTTGTCTCAGTAATAACAACAACAACAACCAAAACACCAAAACTATGACCCATTTGTTAGAATTTCAAAAAGTCAATCCGACATCAAGTTATGATTCTGTCTCTTATAAATTTGAGTCAGAAATTAATGGCAAAATTATTCGTGGTTATGTTGAAAAAAATCCATGGAAGACAAAAAAATATTATTTTTCTTATTATTTCAATGGAAAAGTTTTTAACTCTTATGGAGACTATACAAGCGCAAAAAAAGCAATGATTGATTGCCAAATTTGTGTAAATGATAAAATTAATGGATTTAAATACTTTTAATAAAACACCTATGGGAAAACTATTTAACGATTCAGAAATGCACCTAGACCAGGAGGTACAATTTGAGTACGAAGGCGAAGCTTATTGCTGGCAAGGTCATTACGAAGTAAAGCAACACGGCGAAGAATCCGACTGGGATTATTGCGGAGACTCAGAGCAAGAGGTTGAGATTGAAACAACCAAAGCGATTCTAAAATTTAACGAAGATACCAACGATTGGGACGAAGTAACACCAACTCAATCCATGATTTACGAAGTATGTTTTCAAATTGAACGATATCACCTTTAAACACTTAAACACCTATGGAAAAATCACCAAGTATCACAAACCTAACGCAAGGCTTAGCCAAGTTCCATGCGATGGTTGGGAAAATTAGCAAAGATGCTAAGAATCCTTTTTTCAAGTCCAATTACGCCAGCTTGCCTCACATCATTACAGAGGTCAGCGAACCGCTAGAAAAGGCTGGTTTAATCCTTAGCCAGTTTCCAAACGGCGACGGCCTAACCACAATGCTAATACACGCCGAAAGTGGCGAGTACATTTCAGCAACTTACACTCTCCAGGTAGTGAGACAAAACGACCCACAAGCGCAAGGCTCGGCAATTAGTTACGCTCGTAGATATGCAATTACAAGCATTTTAAACCTAGCAATTAGCGACGATGACGGAGAGGCTGCAACACGACCAGTACGCCAGGCTCCAGCGGTTACAAAAACCAAACCGACCGACGAGCAATTTGCCTACATCGTTAGATATCTAAACGGAACGGATGCACAAAAAAAGCAAGCCAAAGAGGCTTTGAGTAAATACATTTTAACACAAGACCAACAAGACACCTTAGACGGATTATTATGAACTTATACGAAATAACAAGAGAGGCTCAAGAGTTAGCCTTTCTACTTGAAACTGACGAGCTTACACCTGAGCTGGAGCAAATGCTGGTAATTAACCAAGAGCAACTCCAGGCAAAGGCTGGCAACTATGCCAAGGTCATCTCAAACATTCAAAGCGATTCAGACGCAATCGACCAAGAGATTAAAAGACTCAAGGCAATGAAAGAAAGTAAAGACCGAGCCATTACAAGGCTTAAGGACGCGCTAAGGGAGGCAATGCTAGTTAGTGCCATCGACAAAATAGAAAGTCCTTTATTCAAGCTCTCTTTACGCCGTAGCGAGTCTGTGGAGGTCGACATTGTGGAGGCTTTACCTAGCGAGTTTATAAACATTAAAAACGTGGTAACCGCTGACAAGTTAGCAATCAAAGAAGCCATTAAACGCGGCGAAAATATTACTGGCGCTAGAATAATCGAAAACTTTAACCTACAAATCAAATGAGCCATTACACATATTTAGGCAAGTTTATACAACGTCCTGGAGACCTAGCGCCAAAAGGTGTCGCCTCCACATTTAACGAAGAGAAATTACCTTTTAACGAAACATTCGAAAGACTATGGAATTTGATGAAATAACCCAGCAAATTAAATCCCTTTATCTAGAGGGATTGACACGCAAAAAGATAGCTAAAACTCTTGGCTTAGATGTGCAAAAGGTTGGCTATTTGCTTTACACAAAAATGAAGCTGCACGAGATTTACCCTCGTAAATTAATGGACGAAAACATTTTCCAAATCCTTACCGACCATCAAATTAGTAGGATTCTAACTTTGGCAACTTACGGCTATTGCTGCCGAGAAATAGCTGAAGACCAAAACCTAGAATTTCGAAAGGTTAAAAAGTTGCTGGATGTGGCAGAGGCTAAAAACATGATTGAGAAAAAAGTATAAATTCTTTGTTATTTATAAGATTAGTTTTAATATTGCTAAACATTTAAACCAAAACACACATGAAAACTCTATTTAAAATCATTTACGCAGTACTGGCTTTCGCGCCAATCTTTGCCTTGTTTTATATGCTTGGCTTAAAATTATCCTAAACCCCAAAACCAAACACACCTATGGAAACGATTAAAATTAAAACCACGCATTTTGTAGAAACCGAGTTTAATTTACCTAAGTACTTTAAAATTGCTCATCACTACCAAATGATTTTGGACGACAAAAATTACTTGTTTGTCAAGTCTCGTTTAGAAAATACATTACTTATTTATCCTGAGATTTCAATCCATCCAATTAGCTATTCCGCTGGGAGATGGTACGACGAAACAATTAAACAGGAATTAATTCCAATTAGCGAGCAAGAATTTAAGGACGAGTTTACAAAAGCAAGTGTTGAACTATTAAACTATTTAAATTGATGGAATCGACCGACTCTCAAAACGCGCTGATTAAGGGATGGCTTTTAAATGGCTATTCCATTACGCAGCTGGAGGCACTTACCCAGTTTGGATGCTTTAGGCTGGCCGCTAGAATTGCAAACCTCAGAGACAAAGGTTTGAACGTACAAACCGACATGGTTACGCTAGAAAATGGTAAACGAGTAGCACGATATTTTATAAAACGATGACACATAAAGAAAAAGCTATTGAAATTTATACTAAAATGTATAACGAAGTTTATGCCTCTTATGGGACTGATTTTTTAGCGAAACAATGCGCTTTAGTAGCGGTAAATGAGATTATTGATTCTCTTAAATTATTTGCAGAATCTGACGACTGGAAGCAAGTAAAAGAAGAAATTGAAAAGCTATGAGAGGACGAAATCTAACTGAGTATCAAAAGGAGCTAATATTTGAGGCCTGGCAAGACAGAAAGCAAATAAAGGTAATAGCGCAAGAAATGGGACTTTCATACGGTTGTATTTATTTTCAACTAAAGAAGCGCTCGCTGGTTGGTTAAATCCAAAATGTTTATATTTGTGTATCGAATTATTACAGGGTGGTAGCTATAATAATTCCATAGGTTAAATTTAACCTGAACCCGACTGTCTACCACCAGTTGGGTTTTTTTATTTACAAATATGAAGAAAGAAGCTTATTACTTTTCGCATGATTCAAACGCGAAAGATGACCCTAAGATTTTGCAATTGCGCATGGAATTAGGATGGGAGGGTTACGGATTATTTTGGGCCTTAATAGAATTGCTAAGAAACGAAAGCGATTATCGGATGCGAACGCATTACAAAAGCATAGCATTTGCATTGCAAACGCAAGAGGATAGGGTTAAAAAGCTAATTAATGACTTTGATTTGTTTGTAATTGACGAGCAATGTTTTTGGTCTGAAAGCCTTTTAAAACGTATGGAATTGAAAGAAGAGCGCTCCGAAAAGGCTAGAGAATCAGCCAAAAAACGCTGGAATCAAAACAATGATGCAAACGCAATGCGAACGCATAGCGAAGGCAATGCGGATGCAATGCAATTAAAGGAAAGGAAAGGAAAAGAAATTGTATTAAGTGAAGAGAGCCACAACGAAATCTTTAGAAAGCTTTGGACAAGTACTATTTGGCTAGAAGGAATTGCAATGAAAAATAAGGCTACAATTGACCAGGTTAGAAATCACTTAAATGACTTTAGGCAAGAAATGATATTAACAGAAAAGTTAAAGGTAGATGAGAAAGACGCTAAAGAGCATTTTGTTAACTGGATAAAAAGAGGCAATCCAATACCTGAAAAGGAAGAGCCTAAATACGCTAAATCAACAATTGAAGACAACTGGTGGTAAGATGAAAGAGATACAAGAATTAAACGACCTAAATAGAAATGTTTGGGGATTGATTGTACAAGCTCAGCAAACTAAGAATTGGGCCTTAATGGAAGTAAACTTAAAAAGACTTTACGCTTTGCAAAAAAAGTACGTCAATATTATAAATTTACAAGATTACGATTTAAAAGGTACTAAATTAGCATTGCAAGAAGAGGCAAGGCAAAACAGGATATTTGAGAGGCAATGGTTTACAGACCTAGCCAAGAAACAAGGCAAATACAACGAACTTAAAACGGAAATTGATAAATACTTTTTTGAATGAAAAAACACAACAAAGAGTTCGACCTAGATTTTTGCGAGGCATCAATTAAGACATTTGCTGGCCAACGCGAGTCAATGCTAAACAATTTTCGTAAAGGCAAAGAGGCTGGAAGTAAAACCTATGTAAGGGATATTGACCAAGTAACCAGTGGAGGACTGCAAAATAAGATGTGGTCATGGAAGGCAGGAGAGTTTAACTTGTGGACGGGTTACAACAACGAAGGTAAATCGCAATTCCTTATTTTTCTTTGCGTCCTAAAGGCAATTAATGAGGGTTGGAAGTTTGCGTTTTTCTCTCCTGAAAATTATCCTCCTGACGAGTTTTTTGATGACATTATACACACGATAACTGGAAAGAGTACCGACCGAGCTTACAAGAATTTTGACCTTAGCGAAGAGGAGTATTTAAATGCTTTTGATTTGGTAAAGGATAATTTCTTTTTTGTTTACCCTGAAAAAAACGGAGTTCCTGACTTTAGGATAGAACAGATTGAAAGTGTCTTTGAGTTTCTAGTTTGGGAGAGAGGAGTTAACGCGGTAATTGTTGACCCATACATAAAAATCCGTCATGAGATGTCCCCAGGAGAGCAAGAGCATTTGTACGCTTCTCGGTTTATGATGGATAGAATTAATTTTACCCGAAAGAATAATGTTTCTTATCATTTGGTAATGCACCAAACCACGCCACGAAAAGAGAAAGACGGCAATTATCCGCCTCCAAGTCTCTACCAAATAAAGGGGGGGGGTACCTTTGCAGATTCAACCGATAACACAATAAGCGTTTGGCGACCGAATAGAGCAACCGACCCTAACGATACAACGGTTATAATAAAGACAGATAAAATCAAAAAACAAAAGTTGGTTGGAATACCTTTTGAGATTACAATTGATTTTAACAGAAAGCGCAACCGTTACATTGGTAAAGATGGATTCGATTACTTTGCAAACGCAAATGTTAAAAGCAATCAATTTCCAGGAGTAGAAAAATTTCCCAATTTGGGAATAAATAATTTTGAGTTTGAAACAGAAACTAAATCCCCATTTTAAAAATGGCAACTACCTATTTTTTATCAAACAGAAAGGAAAAGAAATCGCTTAAGTTGATTAGACAAATACAGATGTTTTGCCAGCGCAAAAACATAGATTTAAATTCAGATATTAAAATTGAAATAAGTGAAGCTATGAATTCAGAAACAAAATTTAACACGATTAAAATAACTATAAACTAAAAAAACCATGAGCAAGATTTACGGCGGAAACGCAAAGATTATCCAAACCAAGTTTGGCGAAATGACAAAGATTAGCCAAAGCCGTAGCGACCTGGAAAAGCTATTGGCATACCTAAACGCAAATGATACCGAATGGGTAAACCTGGTATTAAAGGAAAAGCAAGAAAAGGTTGAAGGTAAGCCGACGCATTACTTAGAGGTAGACGACTGGAAGCCAGTACAAGTGGCAAACAAGCCGACAGAGAAACGAATTGTTGAAAATGATACTTTGCCTTTCTAATGAAAAAAAATGATTTGTACGCAATCTTTGTGGCGCTTGTAGGAATTACCCTACTGGCGTTGCTAAAGGTTTCTAGTTTGCTGCTTTTTGTAGTGGCCTTGGCTTTGTGGACATTGGCTTGGTCTTGGGTTTATAAAAAATGTAAATGATACAATTTAAGCTAAACGAGAAACCACTAAGCGTTAACGAGGCTTGGCAAGGCAAGCGCTTTAAGACCGAGGAGTATAAGAATTACGAGCGGACGATTTCATTTATGTTGCCAAAAGCCGAAATTGACCCCAAAGAAATGTTGAGGATTGAGTTTTTCTTTGGCTTTAGCAACAAGGCCAGCGACCTAGACAACCCAGTAAAATTGCTTATCGATATTGCGCAAAAGAAATATGGCTTTAACGATAAAATGGTATTTGAGTTAAATGTTCGAAAATGCTTAGTTAAAAAAGGCGAGGAGTTTATACACATGGGCATTTATAAATTAGTTCCGTTTTAAACAAAAATCTTGCTTTTAACTTGGAATCAAATCGGAATGATATATTTGCCTAAAGATTAAACAAATGAGCATTTACGAAGGGTTACTCATACGAAAGGCACGAAAAGCCGCTGGTTATACTCAAGAGCAGTTGTCCGAGAAAATCGGACTGTCCCTGGCTCCAATTAACCAGGTTGAAAATGGTTGGGAAAGCATAAGCCTAAACAGACTTAGACAAATTTGTGAAGAGATTGGCTTAGAGGTCATAATTAGACGAAAAGATGCCGAGAATTCAGCCAACTAAAACCGATTATTCGTTAGAGATTAGATACAGACTAAGAGATGGTCAATGGTCGCCTTGGACGAATAAAGGGAAAGGTAAATTTGAAAGCATCGAGCTTGTACAAAGGCAAATTAGAACGCTGGCGGCCGCTTATCAACTTAGAGAGAAAGAGGTACGATTTGAATGGAATGGAGTACTTTGCGACTTTGCTGGCAATAAGACTGGCGAAGTCATTACACTTAAATAGTTAGTTTTGGGTTAGTGTTAACTGGAAAGCCTTGCTCAATCGGGCAAGGTTTTTTTACTTAAATTTGTGATTATGGAAAAGCATTTGCATTGGGACGAAAAAGACAAACAAAAGGCGTTTGACCTTATAATTGAGCAAATTTGCCAAGGTAAAAGCCTAAAATCTATAATTGACTCAGACAAAAACAATCTACCAGCATACAAGACTTTTTTAGATTGGGTTGTTAAAAATGAGGAAATGAGTAACAAATACGCGAAGGCAATGACTGTTAGAGCGGAGTTAAAGTTTGAAAGCATCGAGCAAGACTATTCCGAACCTCCACAAAGAGACTCGGAAACTGGAAAGATAGACCCAGGATGGGTGAGCTTGCAAAGGTTAAAGATAGACGCAAAGAAATGGGAGTTGTCTAAGCTAATGCCTAAGAAGTACGGCGACAAGCAAGAAACAACCCATATTTTGGAAACGCCAATATTTACAGGAATCGACCTAAATGTTCCAAAAGACAACGGCGCAAGCTAAAATCTCAAAGCTCAGAAAAAGAGTAAGGATTGTACAAGGTGGCACCTCATCGTCCAAAACCTTTTCAATTTTGCCTTTGCTCATTACTCATGCAATGCAGACTCCTTATACCGAAATTTCGGTTGTGGCTGAATCAATCCCACACTTAAAACGTGGCGCGGTTAAAGACTTTTTGAACATAATGGTCATGACTGGCAATTATCGAGACGCTCAATTCAATAAGTCCGACCTAAAATATAAGTTTTTAAACGGCTCATTTATTGAGTTTTTTTCGGCAGACCAACCCGACAAACTAAGAGGAGCAAGAAGGCACGTTTTATTCGTAAATGAGTGCAACAATATCGACTTTGAATCCTACAATCAATTATCAATCCGTACAAGGGATTTTATTTATTTAGATTATAATCCAACCCAAGAGTTTTGGGTGCATACAGAGCTTATAAAAGACGAAGACTCGGACTTTGTAATATTGACCTACAAAGACAACGAAGCCTTAGACGCTGCAATTGTAAAGGAAATAGAGAAGGCAAAAGAAAAGGCTAAGACATCTAAGTACTGGGAGAATTGGTGGAGGGTTTACGGCCTTGGTCAGGTTGGAAGTTTAGACGGTGTTATTTTCTCTAATTGGTCATCAATCGACCAAGTGCCAGCAAATGCAAAGATAATTGGCTACGGCATGGACTTTGGATTTACAAACGACCCAACGACATTGGTTGGAGTTTATCAATACGACGATTGTTTAATTGTTGATGAGAAAATTTACCGCCAAGGGATGCTAAACTCTGACATCATTGGAGAAATGAGCCGATTAGGAATAAATAAAACCGACAAAATCTATGCAGACTCGGCCGAACCGAAAAGTATTGAGGAAATTTACCGCTCAGGATTTAACATTAAACCAGTCCTAAAGGGAGCCGACTCGATTAAGTTTGGCATTCAGATTTTGCAAGAACATAAGCTATTAGTTACTAAAGAAAGCACAAATCTAATAAAGGAATTGCGCTCTTATACTTGGGATAAAGACAAGACTGGTAAAAGCCTAAACAGTCCTATTGACGATTATAACCACGCGATTGACGCGTTGAGATATTTGGCAATGATGGAATTAAAAAAGAAACAAGAATTTAAATTCTCAATATGACAAAAGAAACAATTGCCTCGCTTATTTTGATGTTTATCACTTACCTATTAATCGTATTTGTGACCTTGGATTTTAATCCGCTTACCTGGCATTGGCTAGCTCGCGTGGTTATGGTTGTAATTTGGTTTTATGGACTTGCATTTTTAGAAAAAAATAAATAGGTATATTTGTTAAAACGAATATGCTATGCTATTAAAGGCTCTTCAGAATTACATCACGCCACAAGTAACGCCGACAAAGACTTACCCCGATGTAAACCTACTCAATCAGATACTTTACGGCCAGTTTACGGCCTCCACGCTTGTTGTTTGGTATGACTCAAACCAGCAAACTTTTATCGACAAGGGATACAAAGGAAACGCTCTGGTTTACTCAATCATTAGAAAGATAGCCGAGAAAGGCAAGCAATGCCCGACCTACGTTTACAAAGAGAGCGAAGCATCCAAGAAATACAGAGGCGGAAAGTATAACTCGAAGGAACTTAACAGATTGCAAAGCATAGCATTTCGTAAAAAGGAGCTTGAGAATGTAAGTTATACCGACCCAGTAAGCCAGCTAATTAAAAACCCTAATCCAATGCAAACTTGGAGCGAGTTTTTGGATTCGATGCTAACGTGGTACAATACTAGCGGCGAGATTTTCGTTTACGGCTTTGCTCCTCAGGATGGCCTTAATAAGGGCAAAATTAAGGAGATGTACGTTTTGCCGTCTAACTATGTCGAGATTGTGGCTGGTAGCTTATTCGAGCCAGTACGAGGCTACAAATTGATAATTGGAGACCAAAATATTGAGATACCAGCTAACCAGGTATTACACATTAAAACAACCAATTTAACCTGGGATTTGAATGGCGCGCAATTGCGTGGAATGCCTCCTCTTTTGGCTGGTTTAACAACCTTACAAGCTAATAACGAGGCGACCTTTGCCAAGCAAAAGACTTTCCAAAACGGAGGAGCCAAAGGAATTATTTCGCCAAATATTACAAACCCTGAGTTTTGGCCGTCCCCTGACCAAAGAGCCAAGATGGACGAACGGATTGATGAGAGGATAAACGGCAATAAAAACATTAATAAAATCGTTGCGTCTTCTATTCCTTTGCGTTACGATGCAATCGGATTGTCGCCAGTTGCGATGGACATTATTAACTCTCAGAACATGGACTTGCAAACGCTTTGCGGTCTTTGGGGAGTTAACCCTGTTTTGTTTACATCTAACGCGACCTATGCCAATTTGGAAGGCGCTCAAAAGGCTTTGGTTACCGATGTAATTATGCCACAACTTCAAATGATTGAGGAGAAATTTACGCAATGGCTTGGCAAGTCTTACGGCATGGATTACGTTATTGATTTCGATATTTCCAGCTTTAGCGAATTGCAACCTGACGTGCAAGTTATCCTAGATACATACGGAAAATCTCCATACTTTACAGGCAACGAAGTTAGAAGCTTGTTAAACTGGCACGCTAGCGAAGACCCAGCAATGGACGTGCATTGGATACCTAGCAACGTAATTCCAAGCGATGAGGCTTTAGGTAATGCACAAACGGATTTTAGCGATTTCCCAGCGTAAAAAATGAAGCTTATAAATTATTCCAAGGTTAGAAGGTCGGCACAATCTGACCTAAAGAAATACGAGCGCCTTGGGATTAAGCTATTTACCGCGGCTCTAAAGCTACAAGCCAAGCCAAATCCGTCGCCTTTGCCAATGCAAGAGGCTTATATTAAGTTCTACCAAACGGTCTTTGTTGAGTCGGCTAAGCAAGAGTTTAACAGAATAAGACAAGACAACCGCGAAAAGGCTTACATTCCTGACGATTTCTTTTTAAATACCTGGAGAGAATGGATTAAGGATTGGGTTTTGCAAAACCTTGGAAATCTAATTACTAGCGTAAATGATAACACGTTAGAGCAAATCCAAAATATACTTGGCGAAGGAATTGAGCAAGGTTTAAACCCGTTCCAGCTGGAGCGTCTTTTACTTGAGCAAATACCAAATATTGCGAGAGCCAGGGCAATTGCTAGGACTGAATCGACACGAGCTTACAACGAAGGAAAGAAACGTTCCGCCGAGGATTGGGCCAAACAGACTGGAACAACTCTTTGGAAATTGTGGATACATGGAGGAGCTAAGGAGCCAAGGTTTCAACATATCCAAGCGCAAAATAAACCAATACCAGCAAACGGATTTTTTGATTTTTTAACACCAAAAGGCGAGGTTGTTTTAATGGATAAGCCAGGCGATATAAATGGCGGCCCATCTCAAACAATTAATTGCAGTTGCGTTGTTGTCTATGTTTCCGAGGCTTACGCGCGTCGTAATTTCCCTGAATGGTTTAATGCAACTCCAAGAATTCCAGCCACGCCGTCGCAAGGTATTACGCCTAGAATAGAAGCTGAGCAAGCGTTTATACCAACTCAAGCAAAATATACAGATTACAACCAATTTAAAAATGAATATCTCAAAATAGTAAAAGGCAATAAAAACATTTCAGACCCTGAACTTATTGACGGAAAGTATGAAACCGTACAAAATGCAATTGCAGAACTTCAAGGATTTAGAGGCCTTCCAAAGGTTGTATCAAACGAGGAGTTTATTAGATTATCGAAAGACCCTGAATATACAATTCTTTACAGAGGTATTTCAGATGTGCCTTCTCAAAATCTAAAAGCTGAAAATTTAATAAACAGATATATTAAAGGCGAATTGTATGGAGCTAGAGATAACGCTTTTGGAAACGGTACATATTGGGCGGCTGAATCACAATACTCAGTTGCAAATCTTTACGCTATTGGAAAAGATAAAAATGTTTTGCCAGCATTGATTAAAAAATCAGATATGAAAATAGACAGTTATGGTTCTCTTTATTCGCAATGGGAAACAGAAAGGGAGGCTTATGAAAAAATGGTTATAAAAAATTGGGAAGCCAAAACAAATCAAACTAAGTTATTTGATGGTCGATTTGCAGCTTCAAATCCAGTTGAATTTGCCGAAATGATGACTGAATTAAAGTTATATATAGATTTTGGAGGTTGGGCAACCTCCAAGGGATACGATGGTTATACGATAAAAGCGCCTACGGCATCATTTAGACAATTAGGAATAAAATACACGGACTTTGTTGTCACTTTAAACAGAACTAAAACAATAGTGCCACAAACATTAAGAGGAAAGCTATGACAAGAGAATTCGAAAAAATGGTAGCTAAAAAAATATCTATTTACCAGGCTACTCTAAAAATGGCAAATAATGGAATAATGCCAAAGACAAAAGCAGAATTGGTTACTGGTCTTTTGTTTTATTTGATTAACAACGTCATTGAAGGAATTGAGGATATTCCTTTAAAATATAGGGAAATTCTTGAGGCCTAGATTTTGACTGTAATCCCCTTTTGTTTCCTAATTTTTTTTATTTGTATATTTGTCTAAACGAATAAGCAATGCTAGACAAAGCCGAGCAATCATATTCAGATTATCCCGAGGCGGTCAGAAACAACGCTAGAAGGGTTTTAAAATATGTTGATGAGAACGGCTGGGGGCCTTGCGGAACGCCAGTAGGCAAACAAAGAGCCAACCAGCTTGCAAACGGCGAGCCTGTGTCGGTTGATACGATTAAAAGGATGTTTTCGTATTTAAGCCGTCACGAGGTTGATTTACAAACCTCTAGCTCTTATGAAGATGGTTGCGGTCGTTTAATGTACGACGCTTGGGGAGGCAAAGAGGCTTTGGTTTGGAGTAGAAATAAAATAAAGGAATTAGAAAAGACTAGCGATATGGGTTTTGTAAAAAAAGGATTAAACCAAGGCTTTACAGATAGCGACATGAAACAAGGGATTGTTTCGGGTTACTTTGCAGTATTTGGCAACAAAGACCTCGATGGAGATGTAATCGAGCCAGGAGCGTTTACCAAGACTGTAATGGAGCGTGGGCCACAAGGCAAGCAGTTAATCAAGTATTTACTAGACCACGATAAAAACAAGGTTGTCGCAAAAATCACCAATCTTTACGAAGACAATAAAGGCTTGCGTTACGAGGCTAAAATTGGTAGTCATGCAGCTGGGCAAGACTTTCAGAAAATGATTGAGAGTGAACTAATTAACCAGCATTCGTTTGGCTTTAGAACTATTAAAGAACAGTTCGACCAGGAGGCCAAAGCGAACCTAATTAAGGAGGTAATGATGTATGAAGGCTCAGCAGTCCAATTCTTGGGAGCTAACCCTGAGACCACATTTATTGACCTTAAAAGCGAAGCGGACGCATTCGAATACCTTAGCAGACTTGAAAAGTTTGTAAAGACCTCAGACGCAACCGACGAAACAATTGAAAAACTAGAAAATCAACTTAAATCACTTTTGGAGTTTCTAAAGCCAGCCTCGCCTACTTTGGAAATTAAAGAAGCCGAAGCGGTCGAAATAATAACAATTAACGAACTTAAAAAACAATTTGAATCATGGAAAATCTAACAATTGATGCCGTAAAGGCAGTAATTGCAGAGGCTGGCGAGGCTCTAAAGGCAAAAGCAGCAAATGCAGAAACTAAAGCCAACGAGGCTTTCGAAAAGGCTGAAAGCCTATTAAAGTCTTTTAATGGTGTAGTAACCAAAGAAGAGGCAGCAGAAATGCAAAAGCAACTTGATAAGTTGGACATTGCAATGCAAAAGAATGCAGTAGACAAAGAAGTAAGCGCTGAAGATTTCAAAACCGCTTTCATGAAGGCTTACGCTCCTGTGCAAGCTGAAATCGAAAGATTGAAGTCTGAGCCTAACGCTCGTCTAAAGGCTCCTTTGGTATTCGAAATCAATGAGAAAGCAGTTGGAACTATTACTCTAGCTTCTACAATCGCTAACGAAGCGTCTTCAGGACAAGTTACAATCTCTGAGTTTACAGGTGTTGTTTCTCCTATCCGTCAGCGTTTGTTGGTTTACCTTGCTAACGCAAGCGTAGGAGCAATCGGAACTCAGTATGCAGTATGGGTTGAAGAGTACGACCAGGAGGGAACTCCAGTAATGATTGGTGAAGGTGTTGAGAAAACCCAACTTGACGTTCAATACAAGGAGCAGAGAGCTAAGGTTGAGAAGATTGGTGTTCATATGAAGGTTTCTATGGAAATGTTGGAAGATGCCGCTTACTTGGCTTCTTACATCCAATCCAATGGAGTTAAGCGTGTAGAGACAGTTATCGAAAATCAATTGTTTACTGGTAACGGTACATCTCCTCAGCTTGCTGGTTTGCTTTCTAAGTCTACCACATTTACTGGCGGTTCAATGGCTGGTGGTGTTGAGGCTGCTACTAACTGGGATGTAATCCACGGAATCATCGCTCAAGTAAGAGCTGCAAACGGAACTGCTACTGGCGTATTCGTTGAGACTGGACAGTATCACCTAATGCTTTCTGAGAAGGATGCAGACAAGAATTATATCCTACCAGCTGGCGTTACTTTCAACGCACAAGGTGGAATTTCTGCTTGGGGTGTAAACATTATCCCAACAAACGCTTTGACTGGAACGGCTGCACAATTCGTAGGTGGTGACCTTTCAGTTATCAACGTACGTTTGAGAAGTGGTTTGCAAGTAGCAATCGGAGAGTCTGGCGATGACTTTATCGACAACTTGAAGACTGTAAGAATCGAGCAGAGATTGGTACAATTTATCTCAGCTAACGATACTCCAGTATTGGTTAAAGGTGTGTTTGCAACTGCAAAGGCGCTTCTTGAGACTACCTAATATTTAGTGTGTGTTTAGTTTAGTGGTTAAAAGGCTGGAATTTTTCCAGCCTTTTTTTGTTTAACGCGTTCAAAATCATTTACTTTAAAATAAATTATAGGATATGGCAACATTTACGATGTGTAAGCCTCAAAGATGCAAGCTTAAAAACACTTGCCAGCGCTTTACTGCAAAGCCTAGCGAGGCTCAAATCTACTTTAATGAGGAGCCAAGCAATCCCGACGGCACGGCTTGCGAAATGTATTTTAAGAAAAATTGTAAGCCTTGCGGAGAAATCTAATTCAATAAATTATGAGCGATATTAAATTATCAATTTTAGTCCCCTCAGTATCTGAAAGGAGAAATACTTTTTTGCCTAAATCTTTAGAAATGCTTTATGGTCAGTTAGAAAGTTTGGAGGCAAATAAACAAAAAGAGGTTGAGATTATTTATTTAATTGATAACAAAACCATTATGCTAGGAGATAAGAGAAATCTTATGGTAGGCTTAGCAAGTGGAAAATACATTTCCTTTGTAGATTGTGACGACCGAATTGAGTCAGATTACATTTTAAGTATTTTAGAGGCAATTAATTCAAATGCAGATTGTATAACCTTTGAGGTTTCGGTTTCACTAAATGGCAACAATCCTAAAATCTGTTACTATTCTAAAGATTTTCCTAACGACTACAATACTGAGGAGGCTTATTATAGATTGCCAAATCACATACCAGTAATAAAAAAAGAAGTTTCAACTAAGGTTTCTTTTCCAAGTTTACCAAGAGCGGAGGACGCTGGTTACGCAAAGATTTTAAAACCACATTTAAAGTCTGAGTTTAAAATAAATAAAGTCCTTTATCATTATGATTATAGCGATTTAACAACCGTTGCTCAAGAATATATCCCCAACATTAGAAACAAACGAAAAACCAGTATGAATCCAATTGTAGATGTAATTTTTATTTCTAACGCTTCAAAACTAGGGTCAAAAATGACTCAAAATGCAATTGATAGTTGTATTCAGTCGGCAAATGGTTTGGAAGTCAATTGTATTGTAATAGAAGAGAAGACTAATTTATTCTATAAAAATGCAGCCACATACAATCCTCATTCCCAATTTAATTATAACAAATTTTTAAATTTTGGAGCAGTTCGTGGTAATGCTCCCTGGGTAATGTTTTGTAATAATGATTTGATATTTAAAAATGGCTGGCTACATGGTTTATTAGCCGCGGATTATCCTATTGTTAGTCCTATTGCAATGGCTGACTTTAGGCAAAAGGATGTTACAGAAAATGAAATAGGCTGGCAATGTGGTAGAAATTTATCAGGTTGGGCGTTTATGATGAAAAGGTCATTATATAAAGAGATTGGCGGATTAGATGAGGATTTTGATTTTTGGTTTGCTGACAATTCATTAGTTGAGCAATTAAAGAAAATTAATGTGCCTCCAATGTTGGTTGTTTCAGCTAAAGTAAATCATTTAGGTAGCCAAACCTTAAAAGAAAGAAGCATAAGTGATAGAAATGATTTAATGTGGTCTAAGCTAGAATTATTCAATCAAAAATATAATCAAACTTTATTTTCAGAACATCCAAAATTCTTAGAATGGAAACAATTGCAGTCTGTTTAACAACGCACAATAGAAAAGAAGTATTTGAGGAAACATTAATTGAATGGGAAAAATATTTACCAATTAATGCTACTATTTATGTGGTTGATGATGCATCCAAAACACCTGTAAAATCTAATTATCGGTTTGAGCAAAATGTTGGAATAGCTAAGGCTAAAAACAAGTGTTTAGAATTAGCGGACAAACATGACCACATTTTTCTTTGTGATGACGATGTAAGACCAAAAACACATGATTGGTTTAAGCCTTACATTAATTCTCAAGTCAATCATTTGTGCTTGACCTTTGATAAAAAAAGCAATAACATTATTTATAGTCCCTCAATTAGATTTACTGGAGAAGATAAAGGATTAATGACATATACCGCTCCTAATGGATGTATGCTTTATTTGAAAAATATATGTCTTCAGGTAGCTGGAGGAATGAGGCCTCAATTTGGCTTGTGGGGATTTGAACACGTCGAATACAGTCAAAGAATACATGACTTAGGATTAACTCCTAAACCATTTATGGATGTAAAAAATAGTCTTGATTTATTTGATGTTTTAGATTGGCGTTTTGCCGTCGATTCGTCTTTATCAATTAATGAAAGAAGACAAAGCGGTAAAATAAATTTAAAGCTTTACGAAGAGTTCTCAAAACATCCTGAATTTGTAAACTACAAATGAGAATATTTTACTCAAATCCTTTTAGTTTAGAGAAAGACATTGGCAAAGCCTACAACGAATACTTGGCCAGCATAAATGCAAATGACGAGGATTGGATTGTTTTACAAGACGGTGATATTTTGTATCTGACTCCTGACTGGGGCAAAAGAATACACGATGCTTTGTCTTTAGATGGAGACAAATTTGGCTTGGTTGGATGTTATACCAATCGGCTAAGGTCAAAGCACCAATTGCACGGTAAAGCCTTTAGTAACGATTTAAACATTAGAAATCATTACAACATCGCCATGTCATACGGGGGGGGTGGGGTACAAGAAATCCAAGAGTACATTGCTGGATTCTTTATGGCATTTCAGTACAAGACCTGGAAGAAAATTAAGTTTACCGAAAATAGCCTGGCTTTTGATTCTTTGTTTTCGATGAGAGTTAAAGAGATTGGCTTAAAGATTGGTTTAATCCGCTCTCTTTACGTTTTCCATAGTTATCGACCTTGGACTGATTTTGAGCCTTGGAATGAGAAAAAACATTTAATGAAATAAATAGTATCTTTATGATAAAATTATTAATTGACCTGGCACCCTTTCAGAAAGGCGAAATATTGACCGTAGGCAAGACCTACGACACCTATTTGGTCGACAAAGGCTTGGCGGTTTGGATTAAAGTGGACAAACAAGACTATAAGAAAAAATGAGCGTAGTAAGACCCCTCGACATTAGATACAGTACCCAAGTAGCAACGGAGCCAATTACTTTGGCAGAAGCTAAGGCTTGGATGCAAATTGATTTCTCAGACTGGGATACCTTGATTACTAACGAACTAATCCCAGCGGCTAGAATTGAAAGTGAAAAGGCAAGTGGAATGCTTTATGTGGAAAGAAATGTGGTTATCACGAATAATAAAACTGGCCAAAGAATTTACCCAATTGGCCCTTGGGTGGCGGATGTAACAACCGACGAAACAGAGGTAGCCAATTACACTTATACGGCTGGATTTAATAACTCCAATCCTTTGCCTCAAGATTTGCACGTTGCAATGCTTAAAAGAATTGCAACGGATTTTGCGTATCGTCAGAATTTATTAAATGACCAAGAATATTATGCCCAAAAGGCTAGTATTTCAACCGAGTTAAAATATAGAGCGGACTTATTCGTATGATAAACTTTGGAAAATACGACCAAAAAGTTGAGTTTGTTTCCTTTCAAACTATAAGCGACGGAGCTGGAGGCACAACTGTTACTCCAGGTACTTTCTTGTCTACGTTTGCATCGGTTAAACAGACTAGAGCCAATAACGCTTTAGAGGCTGGAGAAATGGTATTACCAAATACCTTTCAAATTGCAATTCAATACCGAGTTTCCTTTGTGCCAAGCGAAAACTATCAGGTTTTTTATCGAAGCAAATATTACAAAATTACTGGCGTTCAATTGAATGACGAGCGCCAACACAAAGAGTACATTATAAACATGGTCGGAGTGTAATGGCGGTTACTGTAAAAGGCTTGGACAAAGCTCTAATTGATTTAAATAAAAAAAGCGATGCAGTTGTTGAAGCGGTTAAAGACGCTTTGGCAAGTGCCGCAACGGATATTGAAATAGAGGCTATAAGAAACGCTCCAAGTAGTTGGAATGGTTTACCATTAAACATTAAGCAAAGGATTGATAAAGTAGTTGAAAACAATGGATTAGCTTGGAGAGTTGGCGTGCAGTCAGGCGACCCAGTATTTGAGATTGAAGCTTGGTTGGAATTTGGAACTGGATTAAGTGCAAGGGAAATTTTAAGTCGTGCAGAATACACGCAAGAAGTCCGAGATATTGCAAGAAGGTTTTACAGAAATGGACAAGGCCGTATTATTGGCCGTCCCTATTTAATGCCATCCTTTTTCAAGAATACCGCTAACTTGGTGCAAGAAATCGAAAACGAAATTAAAAAAGATATTAAATGAGAGAAATCGCTACGGACATAAGAAAGGCAATTATTGCCGCAATCTCACCTTTAACGCTTAGCGGTGTGACTTTGCCAGTTTACGACACGGAGTTGCCTCCTGGTATTAATCCAGCTATCTACCAAGGCTCACAAGCTTACGTCCTCATTACAGACCAAAACGAAGCCGAGACAACAAGCAACGATTGCTCGATTAGACAAAACGCAACATTTCAAATTAATATCGTTACCAAGTTCGCACAAGGCAACGGAGGTAAAAAGCTTTCGGAAAATATTTCCAATGCTATTCAATTAAAAATGACTCTGGATTATTTGACATTGCCAGCCGATTTGCAAGCTATAAACATTAGAAAGAACTTTAGCAGAACTCAAATTGAGCAAGGGAGTAGCCAAATCGCTTACCAAAAAATCTTGTCTTATACCTTGGATATTTTCCAAGTATCTTGATAAATAAAAATTTATGTATATTTGTTAAAACGAATAAGCAATGGCAACATATCAATTAGGCAATTTCTTTACTTTCGAGTGGAACTCTCTTCCAGTCGTTTGTAAAACCTCCGCTTCTGTTTCAATTTCCAACGAGTCTGTAATTGTAAGAAACGATTGCACAGGCGATTACGGAGTTAGACTTGAAGGCGGCGACAAGTCAGGTTCTTTCTCTTTCTCAGGAGACCTAGATTTTGCATCTACTGGAGCATCCAACCTATCAGCTTTTGACTTGATGGAAGACATCGGAAAAGTGTTTGAATTGGTTTTTGGAGGTACTGACTCAGGAGACAAAATTATTACAGTTGACGCTCAGTTAAACTCTCTTGAAATTACCGCAGAAAGAAACTCTCAAGTATCTTTCTCAGGAACTTTCGACTTTGCTGGCGCTCCAGTAATTAGCGTTATACCAACCTAATAAACATATATGGCTAAATACCATTCTACTCCTTTTAAAGAAGGGGAGATTTTCTTTTACCCAAATCTTGGGGCATTGGCTAATTTCGAGGACTTTACTGGAAAAAGTTTAGGTGAAGTTTTTCAAAATGGGAAAATGCCAAAGCTAGATTTAATTTACGCTTTGCTTATTGAATGCCATAAAGTTGCTTGCATTCGTAAATCGGCAAATCCAATTAGCTTAGATGAGTTAAAAACTTGGGTTGAGGGTAAAGAGGTAATTAATTTATTTAACGACGTTTTGGCCGACTTGCTTTTGGAGTTGGGGATTGGTGAAAATACCGAACAAAAAAAAACGTAAATGAAGACGAAAGCGAGAATTATAATGCTCGCGAAAATTTATTGCTGCTCGTAGGTCGGACAAAAATCCCTTATGAGCAGCTTTTTCATTTAAGCCGTAAAGAGTTAAAGGTTTTAATAAAAGGCCACGAGATAGACCAAAAAGACATGGTAGAGGCAATGCGTAAACAGGCTATAATTTTATTGCAACCTCATTTAAAGAAGGGAGTAAATTTAGACCCAACAAAAATTTGGCCTTTGTCCTGGGATAATAATCCAAAGCCTTTAGAGTCAACGCCTGAAGACTTTGCTAAAGCAAAGAAATTGTTAGAAATTGCAAGTAAACTAGAAAGAAATGGCAAATCCAAGAATAGAGGTTGAGATAGGCGCTAAAATTAGCGAGTTTGATAAAAAGTTTAATGAAGTAAATTCTAAACTTGACCAGTCAGGAAAAGAATTTAGCAAATTTGAAAAAATCTCCTCAACTGCATTAACATCTTTGGGAGCTGCTTTTTCTGTGGGAGCGGTTTTAAGTTTTGGAAAGGCGATAATTGATACGACCGCACAATTCCAAAAAATGGAAGCGGTTTTAACCAATACTTTAGGTAGTAGCTCAGCGGCCCAGGTTGCAATGAATCAAATTGTAGAATTTGCTTCAAAAACTCCTTTCCAGGTTGACGAATTAACCAACGCTTTTGTAAAATTAGCCAACCGAGGATTTACGCCAACAGTTAAAGAAATGACGGCTTTAGGTGACTTGGCATCCTCAACTGGAAAATCTTTTGACCAATTAGCCGAAGCAACTTTGGACGCAATGACTGGAGAGTTTGAGCGTTTAAAAGAATTTGGCGTTAGGGCCAAAGCCGAAGGAGATAACGTCGCGTTTACTTTTAAAGGTGTAACTACTGAAGTAGAAAAAACAGACGTAGCTATACAAGAGTATTTAATTAGCCTTGGAGAGGCTGAAGGAGTTACAGGCTCAATGGCTGCAATTTCTGAGACCGTAGGCGGTAAAATATCCAATTTAGGAGACAACTTTACTCAATTACAATTAGCAATTGGTAACTCTTCGAGTGGGTTGGTTTCAGGTGTTTTAGATTTGGCCAATAGTTTAACCAGCAAATTAGTAACCTCATTAACCGCAGTAAATACAGTTGCTCAGTATACTGGAGAAAATGGCTTTGTAACTTTTGGCAAGCAATTACTTTCTCTTTTAAATCCAATTTATGCCAATAAATTAGAAGGCCAGGCAATATTAATTAAGGGAATTCAGAAAGCCTCGGTTGAAGCTGCGGCTGGAGTTGAACAATTTAACGAAGTAAGCGACGAAACAAAGGCAGAGGAAAGAGCTAAAGCGTTTGAAGAGTATTCCAAAGGATGGGACAAGCTTAATAAAGTAATTTTGGCTGGAAATCCTGAAATGAATACCGCCAATTTTCTACTAGAAAGGCAAACTAAACTCGCAAAAGAATTAGATGCCAAATTTATTTCATTGGCCGAATCACTTGCAAAGCCAATGCCGATTGGATTAGATTTAGATAAATTAGCGGAAAGTATAGTTATAGAGCCTGAAGTTGCAGATATTGACGACTCTAAAAAAACTAAGTTTATAACCTCTTTACAGCAGTTTAACGCTGAAGCTTCGGCTATTATAACAAATGGAGCGGTTAATGGATTAGGAGATATTGGCTTTGCGATTGGTGAGGCTTTAGCTACTGGAGGCGATGTTGTAAAGGCAGCTGGTAAGGCTCTTTTAGGTGGAGTTGCTACAATTGCCGAGGGATTGGGACAAGCGGCTATTAAAGTAGGTGTCGGAATGATTGCAATTAAATTAGCATTTAAAAATCCAGCCACGGCGATTGCTGCTGGTGTTGCTTTGATTGCATTGGCTGGATATATTAGAGCTAAGATTGGCGGAGGCGGAGGCGGAGGAGGTATTACATCAGGAATTGGAGGCGGTGGAGGCGGTGGTGGTTCGTCCGTTGGAACCTCAGGTGTTGGAGGCGGTGGCTCTTCTTTTACTGGTGGCGCCCAAGGAGGTTTATTTGAGCAAAACAGAGACGTAAGCGGCGAGTTTGTAGTAAGAGGTCAAGACCTGGTTTATGTTTTAGGACAAGCAAACAATAAGATAAATAAAGGCTAATGGCTAACGATTTCAGATTACAATTTGCAGTTCGAGAAGGTCTTGGGACAATTACGATTAACGGCGTTGCTCCTTCACTATTCTACACCGAAGGCGATGTATTGACAATTGCAGTTGCGCCAGAATCGGGTTACCATACTGCTATGTGGTATAGCTCTCCAGGCAATACTTTCTTGTCTTCGAGCTTGTCTTTTAGCTACACCATGCCAAGTGAGGATGTTAAAGGCTATGTTATTCTAACTGGCCAAAACGCTCCTGTAAATGACTACGGATTAAAATACGAGGGGGGGTATGCTACCAACTACGGCGGCAATGTTTGGAACTTGCAAATACTCAAAGCTGGATATTCAGGCGCGGTTACTCCTTTGCTGATTAACGATATTACCTACAATTGGGGTAATACTGGAAATGACCCATTAGAGACAATTATAGGCTCCTCGGTTGACTTTACAATTGCTGGCGAGACTGGAGATTTTAATGAGTTTCTAGTTGGTGGAAATAGGACTTGGAGAGTAGATTTAAATCAAATTAGTGCGAACAATGATATTACCGATTGGAATATATCTCAAGTTGGTTTTACTTTAAATTTCCTAAGCATTGCCTTTGGTAATGGTAAATTTGTGGCGGTTGACAATGGAAAATCCTACACGTCACTTGATGGAATAACTTGGACTAATACCTATACATTACCTTTTGGAAAAGCTTTTAGAGATGTTACCTATGGTAATGGTCAATTTGTTGCAGTTGGATGGGCAATTGTAGGCACAACTCTTGGTTTTGCATACACCTCTCCCGATGGTGTTACTTGGACAAGTAGAACGGCGGCAGCAAATCAACAATGGGAAAGAGTAAGGTATGGAAATGGTTTATACGTTGCAGTCGCAAATTATGAAACCGCTGGAGATACAAATTTGGTAATGTATTCTAATGATGGAATAACTTGGACATCAACTAACATTACCTCAAGAAATTATACAGGAGTAGCTTATGGTAATGGAATTTGGGTTGCGGTTGCAAATGCAATTGGAGCAGCAACAAATTTAAGCTCTTATTCTTATGATGGAATAACTTGGAATGTAAATGCAAATAGTAATTTTGGCTCGGCTAATTTAATTTTTGCAGATGGCAAATTTACTACTGGAGCGGCTTACAGTTCAGATGGCATAACCTGGTCTTTTTCAAGTGGCGGTTTTGCTTTTCAAGGTTTAGCTTATGGTAATGGGTATTTTGTTGGGGTTAGAACTAATATTAATAATTTATATTATTCAAGTGATGCAGTTACCTGGTTGAATTTGGCAAATATTTTGGATAACGATGCATTCTATACCTTTTCCTTTGGTAACAACATATTTGTCGGAGGCTCTCAAAATAGCAGCTCAATAGTTAATAATTTTACTGCTCTTATCTCTTTCTTTAGCGGATACATTTCTCCTGACTTTATTACATCGCCATATAAAAGTGGGCCAAAGCTTTTCTCTTTTACCGCGGTTGATGGATTAAAAGGTTTAGACTCTATACGCTCAAATTTTACCTCTTGGCCTGACCCTAGAACTCAAGCTTTGTCGGCAGTTGTTGGAGCTTTGAACCAATCATTTATTGAGCAAAGACCAGTCTTTATTGGTTGCGAAATCCACGAGGCTAGAATGGATTCTGACGAAAGCGTCTTCCGTCAGTTTAACGTGCCACAAAACGCAATTTTTAGCGATGGACAAGACGCTAAATTTAGCAACGGAGTAAGGATTGAAAACGAGCAACTTTACCTAAAAGATACGATTGAGAGAATGGTTAACCCTTTCCTTTGTCGAGTGTTTTTATGGAAAAATCAATTCTATGTTGTGAGATTGACCGAGTTAGGCAAGTTATCTTATAAGATGTATGAATTCTTACCCGATTTAAGTTTAACGGCAACAAGTACAATTGTAAACGGCGACGATTTAAACGCCGATATTAACTCTCCTGAAGAGACGGCTAGACGAGTCTTTACAGAATTTAACTCTTATCTAAATCTTGGAGTTTTAGACGTATATAGCCAAGGCGGGGTATTTGATGCTAAATTTGGTATTGAGGAGTGGAATTTAAATAGTCCATCATCTCCTTACCCTAATATATATGAATTAAATCTTTGGGATTATCACAAGGCAATCCCGACTAACCAGCCAAGCAGCGTTCCAAGTGGAGCAACGGCATTGGTGCAATATGTTTCAGGTGGGGGGGAGTATGTGCAAATATGGACTACAACCACAACTGCTGGAATTGCAGACCCAAACTTGTCTTGGATTTCAGCAAGCACAAACACAACTGGAGGAGCAATTACAATTGCAGAGGAGACGGCCAATACTATTTCTTTGACCTTTCAATACATGGTTGAAAGAGTAAGCACGAGTTATGCAATAACTCCTGGCGCTCATTCCATTGGACTTATGATTAAGATTGGAAACCAATACTTGTCAAGAAGCGGAGCAACAACCTTTGCTTGGACTGGCACAAGTACTGTCATGGAATTCGCGGTTACGGCTGGCTCTGTTTGGAATAGCATTGCAATAAACAATGTTTTAGTTCCAGTTGACGGTGAGGTTGAGATTCGATTGCATCAACTTATTTGCAACGGAGGAACGGCTAACAGATACGTTGTAAGGTATGAAAATCTATCTTTAAAGATTGAGAAAACGGATGGCTTATCTTTGTCTAAGCTAGGAGTTAAAGCCGTTACTGGCTCACCTTATGCAAACGTGCATCCCGATTACAATACATACATTGGAGACGCAATAACGAGCAACTCAGTTTCGGCAATTAGATTGCTAGATTTTGACAACGCGGTTTCTACGGATTGGACAAGAGATGGAGTTGAAGAGTTACCTTTGCTAGACATTATCGTGCAAGAATTAGCTAACTTGAAAGGCCGAACGAATTACAGAGTTTTAGCAACGATTGAGCGAAGACCAATCGACCCTTTTAGGAGTTTCTTGTTTAACGGACGATATTGGGCGTTAATGAGTTACGAACTTGATTGCAGAAAAGGAACGGCGAGAATTGAGCTTTACGATTTAGGAATAGAACCAACGACATAAATGGAAGACGTAAATATTAGCAAATTTAGAGCGCAAGTTGTTAGGTCTGGCTCAACTCCAGCCTCTCCTGGCTTTGTTGTTTCCGAGGGACAAAATCCAGTCGACCCAAGTGGAAGCGGTCAGAATCATTTACCCGTAACCATTGCAACGGCAGCAACTGGCTTGTCTATTACAGAGTCTCAGATACTTTCAGGCGCTGGCACGGTTGGGCAATACATTCGAGGCGATGGCTCTTTGGCTGACTTTCCAGCAACTACTGGCGGCGGCTCATCTGTAAGTTACTATTTAAACGGCTCGGTAAGCCAAGGCACAATCGGCGGAGTCGCTTATAAGGAACTTAACAAAACGCCAATATTTGGCGCTGGAACAGATATAACCATAAACGCCGACGGATATATTGCCTCGTTTATTACCGACGCTGGAGACCCTAATAAACTACTTATTCCAGCTGGAAACTGGAACTTAGAAACCTTTTTTTCTGCGTCTTCTAATGGTGGAACGCCGTCGTTTTATGTTGAGCTTTACAAGTACAATGGCTCGACATTTACTTTAATTGCATCAAGTAGCTCAGCGCCTGAATTAATCGCTTTTGGAACTAACCTAAACCCATATTTCTCAACCTTAGCAGTTCCCGAGACAGTCTTGGCTTTAACGGATAGGCTTGCGCTTCGATACTACGTTAACACCTCAGGTCGTACAATTACTTTGCATACAGAAAACAACCATTTATGCCAAGTTATTACCACGTTTACAACTGGTTTAACGGCTTTAAACGGATTGACTAGCCAAGTCCAATTCTTTGCGGTTGGGACTAGCGGAACAGACTTTGCAATTTCTAGCGCAACCGATACCCATACCTTTAACTTACCAACGGCAAGCGCGACAAATCGCGGCGCTTTAAGTTCGGCGGATTGGACTACGTTTAACAATAAGACATCTAATCTTGGAACAGTTACCTCGGTTGGCCTATCCTCAGCGACTAGCGGCGTTACTATTGGCTCAACTCCGATAACAACAAGCGGAACAATTACCTTAGCAATTGCAACGGCCAGCGGCTCGCAAAATGGCTTATTATCGAGTACCGATTGGACAACCTTTAACGGCAAACAAAACGCGCTTACTAACCCAGTAACGGGAACTGGCACGACTAATTATTTGCCAAAGTTTACAGGGTCAACAACGATTGGAAATAGTCAAGTAATTGATAACGGCACTGAAGTAGGAATTGGATTAACTCCAAGTTCTGGATTTAAATTAGACGTTGGATTTACAGGGACAAATCGAAGCGTTTTAAGATTGTCCTCAAATGCAGCTAATAGATTAGCGGCAATTACATTTTATGGAAACAATATTGAAAGTGGGACAATAGGATACGAGGGGGGAAGTGAGATTGTTGGCGGAGGTGTTCAGGGTGATTTGGTTATAAGAAATAATTTAAACAAAAATATTGTTTTAACTGGAGCAAATGTACTTGTCGGCACAACCACAGACGCTGGCTATAAATTGCAAGTAAACGGCGGAAATGGTAATCAATTGTTTTTAAATACTACCTCACAATACTGTGGAATTAGCATTGCAAATTCAAGCTCAGTTAAAGGCGGAGTTTCTTGGGATAATACTAGCGCAATTTTTTCTTTATACACTAACGGAAATATTCCATTGTCATTGGAAACAAATAATTTACCTCGTTTAACAATAACAGGAAGCGGCAACGTTGGGATTGGGACGACTAGTCCTTTATCAATTTTGTCAATTCGACCTTCAACTAGTTCATCAGGTCCATCAACGATTGAATTTACTGATTCAGATAATGCGGTTATAAGTTCTTATT